TCTTCCGATCTGGGGGGAAAAGAGGAAATCGGTCAGGGGGGGGGGAATGGGAAAAAGAAAATAAATATATTGACATAAAACGAATCATATAGTATAACTGAGGAATAAACAGTTAACATAATAGAAAGAGAGGAATAATGACTAATATTGAGTATAAAGATTTTTGTGATGATGAAGAAAAAATGAACGATTTTTTTTACTTGTCAAAGCAAGATTTTCTTGATAGTTATTCTTACATCAGTGAAAAAGAATGGTTGTTAACATACGTTAAATTAAAATTTGAAAGTGAGGAATAAAATGACAGAATCAATCGACAAAAAAACGTGCCAAGTTCTACGAAATGAACTACAAGAAGTGAATGATAAAAGTTCTTTGAGCAATAAATATGATATCAAGGTGGGGGATTGTAACTTTGATGGGTATGAAGTGACGTACAAAGTAACTTTGAGAGTGAAAGACATAGAGAGTAAAGAGAGCATGGATTTAGATAGATATGCTAACCTTTATGATGTAGTACCTCAAAAGGTTGCTGATGTGCATGGTATTAAATATAAGTTAGTTGGGTATAGAGTGAAAGCAAGAAAGCAACCTTTTATCGTTTTAAACTTGACAAACAACAAAGAATATTTATTTACTGAAGATATGGGAAAAAGATTTTTTAAAAAAGGAGAAGTAGCATGAGAGCAATTTTAATTGACCCATTCGCCAAAGAAATCAAAGAAGTTGATTACAATGGTGATTATACGAAAATATATGACCTCATTGATTGTAAGACATTTGATGTGGTCAGCGTTCCAACTGGTAATGATGGCATTTATGTTGATGACGAGGGATTGTATTCACCAAAACAAGCGTGGTTTACCTACCGATATAGCAATCATTCTATGCATCAAAACGTACAGCTAGTAAACAAAGCATTAGTTGTGGGTTGTGACGAAGAGGGTGATTCGACAGATGCTACAGATACTGTCGAGGGTATGAGACACCGAATCACTTGGGGATTTGTACACTAATGGACATATATTATGAAATAGGGTTGACAGTAGATGGGAAACAAGGAGTGTTGCATTTAGACAACAAATTCACTCATATTCATGATACTACGTCAGCCCTCAAATGGGTTATTGAATCAATCCTTGACAGTAAGCCTGATGCTGATATAGAAGTTGATTTTATAAAAGAATATAAACCAACAGTACATTAGAGGAGTTTTATTATGAATAGATTTATTATAGATTATGACGTTGTGAGCATCGCAGAATCACTATGTGACCAACATATCGTAAAGATGCCATTGGAAGAAGCACAGATGCTCTGTACAGCTTTATGGCATCATGCACCTGAATATGCAGAACAAGAGGGATTATATAAACCAGTTCATCAAAAGCACCCTTGCACTCTTTGGGCGATGGAGAACAGAGAAAATTATACTTTTGCTTACAAATTATATAGTGTTATGTTGCATGAGTATACTCACAGATATGACAAATTTCATGGTGCATGTAAACATCAAATACCTTTGTGGCAAGGTAGATTTAGGATACCAGAGGGTAAAATGACTCCCCACCCTCAATGCTTTTCAGGGCATGACCATTTAAAGACAGACGAGTTCTTTCCAGTAAATGCCTATCGTAAGTTTTATTATGTTGACAAGATGCGATTCGCTAGATACAACAAGGGTAGATATATGCCTGAGTGGTTAAGTGAAATGAGGATTGACAATGCCGAAAACGTATTATAAAAAAGTGAAAACACCTAAAACACGCAACCCAGTTTTTGCAAACATGGTGCAAAGAAAAACCATGTCGATAAACGACAAGCGTGAAAAGGTTGCAAGACGTAGGCATCAGCATGAGATGTTTCAAGCTAAACTTTTGAGAAAGGAGTTGAAAGATGAATGAAGATTATAAAATAATGTTGGATAATAAGTTACATGAGGTAAAGTATTTTATAAGAGATGTATTTACTTTAGAAAAACTTTTAGAGATCAAAGAAATAATTGAAGATTCAATAGAGGATAAAAAAGATGTATAAAATAGTTGGAAGTTTTTTCGATGGGTTTTCGGGTACGATGATTGCTTTAGACAAGCTAGGCATTACACCAGTAGAATATCACGCTTTTGAGATTGACCCTTATTCAAGTGCCGTTAGTCGGTATAACTATCCTAACATCATTCGTCATGGTGATGCACGAAATTGGGAAGTTCTCAAGGGCAAAAAGATTGACCTCTTGGTTGCAGGGTTTCCTTGTCAGAGTTATTCGGTTGCAGGTTTGCAGAAGTTCCAATCAGACCCAAGAGATATGTCAAAGGTATTACTTGATGCTATCAAAGGGTTAGATGTAGATAAGATATTGATTGAGAATGTTGCATCAATGCCAAAAGTTTGGAAAGATTACTTTACAGAGATGTTTCAACGTATATTCCCTGATGTAGTATGTCACGAGGTAAATAGTCGTGTAAAGTCAGGGCAATCTCGTAGGCGATTGTATTGGACAAACATTGAATTTGATATCATGGAACTTATGTCTGATAGTGGAATAGTTATGAATGATATTCTTGAAGATGGTGCTATGGCAGATAGAGATAAATCACATTGCCTAGATGCTAACTACTTCAAGGGTGGTAATCTTAGACACTACTACGAGAAAGCTAGACGGCAAGTAGTGTTTGATAAGAATGGTAATATTGGCTGTAAGCAAGTCGGAGAAGCCGATATAAAGGGATATGACATTATTCGTAGGGTATACAGCCGACAAGGTAAAGCACCCTCTCTGACAACGATGCAAGGTGGTCACAGAGAGCCAAAGGTCACTTGTGGGGATATGTATTGGAGAGCCTTAACACCTCTTGAATGTGAGAGATTGCAAACTGTACCTGATGGATACACTCAGTATGGCGACATGGGTGGTGAACAGTTCGATAAAGATGGTAACTTTATTCGTTACACAACAAAGCCGATTAGTAAATCACAGAGATATAAGATGCTTGGAAATGGTTTCACAGTAGACGTTATATCCACAATTTTGAAAGGAGTAAATAATGAAACATAATGATGAAAAATTAAGGGCAAAGTATCTAAAGTTTGCCAATGTGTTAGCCGATATAGATAGAACAACATCGGAGAAATGTCCTATTACATATGAACACATATGTGAACTTGAAAATTTACTATATGCAATTAAGCATGACTATGGGTTTGAGTACAAAAAGAAATGTCATTATGGCGATTTAGTATTTAAAGAGGATAATTTAAATGATTAAACTTGTACAATATGCAGTAGTATTTGAACCCTTTGAAACAGAGGGACTAGAATACGTCAAGCAAGGGTGTGGTGCTATGTGGGATGACAAGAGTCCAGTTAAACTGTTCGACACCCACGAAGATGCACAGAAGGAAGCAGACAAGTGGAACACAGGACAGGTGGTGCAGTATGGGTAACAAACCATATCATAACAAAGGCTTTGGCATGGCATTTTTTGTAGTGTTCATGCTACTCATACCCTTGCCTATACTGGGACTGTGGGCAGTAGACGGACAAGATTGGGTGGATAGGTTTACAACTAAATACTTTTCACCTTGGCAGTCAGAGTGTTGGGAAAATGCCAAGCATGAACGTGTATGCAAGGGCGATAACAACTGTAAATTTTGGAGGAATTTTTGTGATGAATGAGGGACACGCATTATTTTTATTAATGATATGTGGAGTAGTGGCAACACTAGCACTTAACGTAGTAGTACAAGGAATTATAGGATGATATTAGAAACAGCATTTATGTGTATGGCATTAAACATCTACCACGAAGCTAATAATCAATCTATGCTAGGGCAAATAGCTGTAGGGCAGGTTGTGATGAATAGGGTGGCAGACAGCCGTTTTCCAGACACAGTTTGTGAAGTAGTAAAGCAAGCTATTACCCACAAGGGAACAAAAAAACCTATACTTTTTAAGTGTAGCTTTAGTTGGTACTGCGATGGTAAGAAAGATGAACCAGAGTATGACAGTAAATCTTGGTTTTTAGCACAAGATTATGCACGAATAGTTCTGTCTGGGAAGATAGTTCTGGATGTAACTGAGGGAGCAACCCACTACCATGCAACCTATGTTCGTCCATCGTGGGCAAAAACTAAAACCAAAACAACAAGAATTGATAGACATATATTTTACAGATGGGAAAGGTAGGGTAGTTTATGAGGTATGTACAGAAACGTAAACTGGCAGATGGTAAGACACATTACCGATTTAACCCACCACAAACTTTAGTTGACGAGGGAGTGGTAAAACGTAAAGAACTGGGTACAGATCTGCGTGTAGTGAGGGTTGCTGCGAATCAGTTTAATGAAAAAATAAATGACTATAGGTCGAGTCAAGAGAAAATTAGAAATATTAAGAGGGCAAGTACATTGTCAGATTTAATAGACAGCTACTATTTATCTAATGATTTCAGTATGTTAAGAGATAGTTCTAAAGTAGACTATAAATATTTTTTAGAGATTTTGCGACGGACATCAGGATCAAAAAAGTTTATGTCGGTTACAACTAGGGATGCAAAAAATGCATACGAGGGTTGGGTAAAGCGAGGAGTAACTTTGGCGAATCATGTTTGCTCTTGTGCATCGGTTGTGTTTAATTATGCTGTGCATATGGAGTACACCACGTTTAATCCTTACAAATCTGTAAAAAAACGTCTGCCAAAGAAGAGAAAGGTGGTCTGGACAGATGAAGAAGTTATAAAAATGCTTGACTTCTGTTATAGTGACTTCAAATATCGTAGTATTGGACTAATAGTACAGATGGCATACGAGTGGTGTCAGCGTATTGGCGATATGCGAGAGTTAAAATGGGAAAATGTATTTTTGGAGAGGTCGGAGTTGTTTTTAGAGCAATCCAAACGTAGGTCGCAAGTGTTTTTACCTATCTCTGAAGACTTGAACACCATGTTGAAGCAACAAAAGGAAGAGTTCGGCTTCCAACCCTATATATGTCCCAAAATAAAGCCTGTACAGGGCGTGTATGTACCTTATGGGAAGTATGAGATAGGAATGTTGGCAAGGCGTGTCATGAGGAAGATAGGGCTGTCTGACGAACTGCGACTTATGGACTTACGAAGAACTGGAGTTACACAGATGGTTGATGCAGGTGTAGATATTAGCCAGATTATGTCAGTTACAGGACACACAAACATAAGTTCGGTACAGCCTTACATTAAAAATACGTTCACAAGTGCAAACAATGCATTGACAAAAAGAACGAATCATGTTAAAAGCACTTTAAGTGCAGACATTGAAAGTGATATAATATGATAAATGATATATACAGTTTAGTGTTACAGTTAGAGTTACGTGATGGAGAAACTAAGCGTATGAATTGTCCTAATTGTGATGGCTATAAAACTTTTACTGCTACTAACAATATGGGTAGTCTTGTATGGAATTGTTACAAGGCATCTTGTTCCGTATCTGGTGGTGTTCGTGTCCAGTTGACATCGGAAGACATTAAGAAGTCTTTGGGTTATGCTGTAAAAGAGTTGGACAATGCTGACTTTGTAATGCCAGAGTATGTTGTGCCGTACAATGGACAGCGTGAGATTACTAGGTTCACATCGAGGTTCGGTATTGACGAATGGGAATTACATTATGATGTAAAAGATAATCGTGCTGTCTTTCCTATTGTGCATAATGGCATTACAGTTGATGCTATTGGCAGATCGTTAAGAAATAGCTTGCCAAAGTGGAAAAAGTATGGTACAAGTGGATTGCCTTTTTCTCATGGGTTAGGGAAAAGGGCAGTTGTAGTTGAGGATTGCGTGAGTGCTTGCGTGGTCGGTGGAGATGAATTTGTGGGTGTTGCTGTGTTGGGTACATCTCTTTCTGAAACACATAAAAAGTATTTATCGCAGTTCTCAACTGTTATCGTGGCACTAGACCCAGACGCATTGCCGAAAACTGTAGCCTTTAGTAAAGAGTTAAGAGGTCATGTTGACAACGTAAAGATATTACGCTTGACAGATGATCTAAAGTACAGTAGAGAGATAGACATACACAATTTAAAAAGAATGGGAGACACAGCATGGAATTAAGTTTAGTTAGAAGTTTGATGGACAGAGCCTTTTATGAAGAGCATAGAGGTGCTAGATGCCCAGATAGATTATTCAGTAAAGATGTTCGAAAGATTAAGACATCTATCGACAAAGCGATGTACAACTACGAGAGAACCGTCACACCAGATGAGATTGAAGCGTTGTTCATGGCTAACAATCCTACCTTAACAACTGCACAGAAAGGTGCATACGGAGATTTATTCAAGAGGATTAAGAAAGAAGATCCGTTGGGTAATGATGTAGCACAGGAAGTCTTATCAAAGTTATTCCAACAAGTTGTGGGCGAAGATATTGCCAATCTTGGTTTTGATTATGTAAATGGTTCGCAGACAAGCCTTGAGCCTTTGCGTAATATACTTGAGAGTTATGGCGATGACTTCACTCCCAACCTTAACATAGAGTGGGATGACATGGATGTAGACACTTTGCTACAGAAGAACGACATGGAAGCCAGATGGTCTTTCAATATATCGTCCCTTACTAGGGTCGTTGAGGGTGTCAATGATGGACACCTTATCGAAGTGGGTGCTAGACCCAACACAGGTAAAACGTCTTTTCATGCGAGTTTGATTGCAGGAGTAAATGGTTTCGCAAGGCAGGGTGCTAAGTGTGTCGTGCTTTGCAATGAAGAGGGCAGTCACCGTGTGGGTCTACGCTACCTCACTTCAGCTACTGGTATGGACAAGTACCAGATAAAAGAGAACCCTAGTAAAGCAAAAGAGTTATATGCACCAATACAAAAAAATGTCAAGCTACGTGACGCTACTGGCAAAGATATGTCTTGGGTTGAGAGTGTATGCAAGTCTTATCAGCCAGACGTTGTTGTTCTTGATATGGGTGACAAGTTTGCTAAGACAGCAGGGTTTGCTAGGACGGATGAAGCATTGAAAGCTAATGCAGTTCATGCTCGTATGATAGCGAAACAGCATAAGTGTGCCATATTTTATATGTCACAGTTATCTGCCGAAGCAGAAGGTAAGGTTGTACTTAACCAAGCCATGATGGAAGGCAGTAGAACAGGTAAGGCAGCAGAAGCCGATTTGATGATTTTGATAGCAAAAGATGCACCTGTAAATAAGAAAGGTGGGGATGACGATGGTGGTGAAGAAAGCACGTTACGTCACATCAATGTTGTAAAGAATAAATTGTCTGGTTGGCATGGTCGCATTGTTTGTGATTTAGATTACAAAACAGCGAGGTACACAGCATGATGAATTTAGGTATATATAAATTTACTAAAAAAGACTTGCCCAACTTAGAGTCTAAACTTACAATATCTAAATTTAAATCAGATCAATGTGAGGAAGAGAATTATTATAGAGCCTATTATAATAATCCTTACAAGAGAGATCTTTCC